GCCACAATATGCTCAACTTACAAAATCAATTCAAGAAAATAAAGTAAAAATAACAGAGAGTACAAAAGCTATTGAATTGCAAAAAAGCGAAATGAAAGCTTTAGGACTTGGAGCTAGTAATTTAACAGAGAATTTAGATGGTTTAAATAATCAATATGTAAACGGATTAAAAGGAATAAACTCTTTTATAACTGCAAACGGTGGACTAGCAGGGTCTTTTAAAGCAGGTGGACAGGCAGTAATAGGATTTGGTAAGCAATTACTTGCATTGTTAGCAAATCCAATTGTAGCTATTATTGCAGCAATAGCAGCAGCTGTTATGCTTATGGTAAAAGCAATGCAATCAAACGGTTCTGCAATGCAAAAAGTGTCTCAAATTGCAGCGCCTTTTAAAGTTGCTTTAGATTCTGTTTTTACTGTTTTAGGAAAAATAGCAGAGGCTTTAATAGATGGTGTGTTGGCAATGGGTAAGTTTATTACAAGTATTATTTCAGTTATACCAGGGCTTAACAATGTAGCAAAAGCAACTGAAAATGCCATCAATTTGGAACGTGAAAGACAGCGTTTAGTTTCAGCAGCTAGAAAGGATATAGTTGACGATGCAAAAGACCAATTAAGAGTAGCTGAATTGAGAAAAATGATAGCTCAAAAAGATAAATTTAATACTCAAGAGCGTATTAAATTTGCAAAAGAAGCAGACGAAATAGAACGAAAAAATGCTATTGGCGATGCACAAAGGGCAAACGATGCATTGAAGTTGTTCCTTAATGATATGAAAGTGCGAGGTAAAGCTCAAAAAGATTTAACGCAAACAGAACGGGACGAGTTGGCACGGTTACAAGCTGAAAAATATAACGAACAAAAACAATACTATGATAGAACTAAAAAATTAGCAGGGGTTACTGCTACATTAATGGCTGAAATAGAAAGTGAATCTACTGCAAAAACAGATGCTAACGCAGATGCTAAACTTGAAATTTTAAAAAAGAATGCAGACGATGCAATAGCATTATTAAATTATGAAGCGGAAATGACTATATTAAAGTCAAAAGAGTTGAACGCTGGTAAAAAGTTCACAGACGAACAGGCACATAAACAAAAAATATTAGATATACAAAAACAAAATTCAGATGAATTATTGGCTCAAAAAGTTTTGCTAAATAATAAACAAATTACACAGGGACAATATGATAATAATGTTAAAATATCTAATCAAAAATTAAAAACTGAAATTGCTATATTAGATGCTGAATTTACACAACAACAAAATAAAAAGAAAGCAGATGAAGCAATCGAAGCTCTCGACTATGAAAACCAACTTGCTTTATTAAAGAATGAAGAAAAAAACGCTGGTATAATTTTATCAGATGCTAAATATCATGCTAATAAGATATTGCAAATACAGGCTCAAAATAAATTAGAAATTGACAAAGCATCTGAATTATTTGAAAAACAACAAATTAATCAAGTTGAATATGCAAACGCAGTAAAGCTTTCTAATCAACAACTAAAAACAGAACTTGCTATTGAAAATGCAGCATTTGCAGAAAACGAAAAAGTAAATAAACAAGCTGCGGATGCAATGGACTTTCAAAATAAATATGACACTGCTATTTTAAATAATCAGTATATCTATGATTTAGAAAGACAATCATTAGAAAATAAAAGATTGTTAGAAGTTGAATCCGCTGAAAAAACTGGTGCAGATATTAACCTGATTAATGAAAAATACACAGCTTTAAACATCGAATTAAAGAAAAAAGAGAGGGATGCAAACCTTAACGCAGCTTCGCAGTTTGCTGGTAACATTGCAACTATATTTGGTAAAAATACAAAGGTAGGTAAAGCTGCTGCATCTGCTCAAATTGCTATTGATACATATAAGGGTGCGATGGCTGCTTATTCAACTTTTGCTGCTATTCCTCCATTAGGTATTGCAGCAGCAGCAGCAGTAGCAGTAGTAGGGGCAAAAGCTATAAAAGATGTATGGGCTGTAAAGTCAGGATTGCCTGGAGATGGTGGTGGTGGAAGTACACCAAGTATTTCTACAAGTATTCCACCCGATATGACTTCAAAGATGGCAACCCCATTAAGTACGTCAGTTGGCGATATTCAGGCTACTGGTGGAAGTAATACGATAACAAGTGGGGCTGCAAATGTGAACACAACCCCTGCTATTAACTATGATGCATTGGCGAACGCTATAAGCAAGCAACCACCACCGCAACTCTCTTTAGTCGAGCTTAAAAGAGCGCAAAACCAAGTTGATTTTATTGATAATATCTCTACAATTAAATCTTAATTGTCATGTTGCTGACAATAGTAATAATTTAATATAAACATATTATATATTTGCAAAAAATAATAAAATAATAAAATAACAATTAAAAATATACTTAATTATGGCACAGCCTTGTTTTACAGATAAGTTGAGTACCGCAATCAATAGCGGATGTCAAAATCAAACAGTCGGAGTAGAAAAAAGAGCGATTGTAATACCTCGCTCACTTGTTAATAATGCAGCAATTGCATATGATTCAGGAACTGTTGTAATCAATACATTTGGACTTACAACACCTGGAACTGGTGGCGAATATGTAACTGATTATGGTGAAATGCCATTTAAAGCGACAAAGGTTGAGGGCGAAAAAGGCGAGTATAAAATGAAATTTTTATCAACTTTTGGCTTCATTATCATGGGGAATAGCCCTGACAAGGTTAATCAAGTTATGCAATTACAAAACGATGAACACTATGTAATTTTGCAAAATATTTCTTATAGTGCTGCCGAAAAAAACAAGTATATGTTATTAGCACCTACAAAAGGTATGACTACAAGAAAAGCATCTTTTTCTATGGAAAATCAAGATGCTTACGGATGGGCAGTAGAAATGATTGAAGAGGGTGCTTTACTTCCTGTTTCATTCATTTGGGCATCTAGTGGTGAGGCTGCAACAGATGCTTTAATTGATTTATTAGTGGCTTAATTTATATTAATGTGTAGGTTTTCAATTTCGAGAACCTATACATAATATTTTAACAATTTAACTATAATTAACATGATTTGTTCTGAAGATAAATTAAATACCGCAATTAACGCAGGATGCCCCACTGTATCAGGATTAGAACACAATGGTTTTTTATGTTTGCGCTCTGAAATTATACAAAAGGCAGTAACAGCTGGTTATATTGCTACATTCTACCCTAGTTTTCTTATATCCGTTGCTCAACCACCGACTGACAATGCTTTTAAACCTAAAGCAGACGGTGAACGCAATTCATACGGATTAACAAAGTTCACAAACGGCATAGAAGTTTTCATAATTGCAAATACAAGTCTAACTCAACAACAAATATTGCAATTGAAAGATGAGGATTGGGTATTTATTGGGAGACAATTTGACGGTAAAAATATTGTAGTAGGTTTAGAAAGAGGGTTGAGACTTAAAACAACTTCACAGGAATTAAACTCAACTGATACACACGGCGGTATATTATTAACATTTGAGGAAACTCTTGTCAATACTCCGATGGCTTTTTTAGAAGATTCGCTTTATAATTATTTTAATGATAATGATTTCATTACCGTACAGTTTGATGCTGGAGGAACTAAAATATATTTAGAGATTGATTCAAATAAAACAGCTAGTATTAAATATCTTAATACAAGTGGTGGATATGTTACAAGTAATACAACTGCTGGAGTATATTCTGATAGTAATGCTAATTTGCCTGCTGGAAATGGATTGTTAATTATACCTAAAACAACAACTTTATTAAAATTAACAGATAATATTGGTGGGTCTGAATTTAAAGGTAATTTTGTTACTTATATTCCTCTGACAAATTTAGTTTTGGCAGGTTGTTTGTTTTCAAGTATTACAGCTAATAAATTAACTAGTACTCTTAATATAGAATCTCAACCTACATTAACAAAGTTTACTGCTCCTTACGCATATAATATTAATGCCAATGGATGTAGTTTAACAGCTAAATGTATTGGGGACTGGTTATTTGATGCGGCACGTAACAATCCTAATGAATCAGGGAGTTGTTATTTTACAGATGGAAATAATGCTTATATGTATAATATTTCATTATATATGTTCGATGATGATGACTATTCTACATTATTATCTTGGATTGAAAGTAACTTACCTAATTACACTATAACTTTTAATTGATATGAATAACAAGAAAACAATATACAAAGGGGTAGTTTATTTTCATGCAGATTATAAAACTGAAAAATCAAAAGAAAAACTACCTCAGGCAGTTAGAGATGCTATAGAAAAAAAACCTTTTACACAAACTGAAAATGTTAATAAAGTAGTTGAAACAGTAGAAGATGTGGCAATACCAATTGTAGAAGAGACAAAAAAAAAACAGTCCAAGATATAATAAAACTACCTGATTCTGCAATTGTTAATTCAGGAGAATATGTTAAAATTATTCTTTATGAATATAAAAGAATAAAAGGTCAAGACCCCGATTTTTGCGACTGTAAATTAATCGAATACATAAATTATATAAGGCGGTATTATGCTAGCAATTAAGATAATGTTTTTTTGTATGGTTATTATATTTTATTCAAATGCTATCTTTTTGAAATTAAAATATAATGCTAAAAGTTTAAGTTCCGAATGGTACTATCTAAAAGGAATTTATAAATACATATTTCCTATTGTTACCATGATATACTCTACATTAATAATAATAATAGGGTTACAATTTACGGAATGGGTACTCTTTGGTGTTACTTTATTTTATGTTGCTGCTGCACCTGAATACTTAGAAAGTGGCACAAAGTCTGTTACACATTTTGCAGGTGCTGCAATTGCAGTTATAGGAAGTCAAATAATGTTATTTTCACTTGGGTTTGCTTGGCTATCTTTTTTATTTATTGCACTGACATATTCATTATATTTGTTAGAAAAAAAAGCAGTGGTATATTGGGCTGAAATATGTGCTTTTACATCAGTGGTAATTACTTATTACTTTCTACTATTTTAGTTATATGGAAAAATTTTATAGGGGTGATACAATAGGTTTTTATATGCAAGGAGATGCACAAACTGACTTAGATGCAAATGTGTTTGCTGTACTTATTTACAATAATGTACAACAGAAAGATATTGTATTTCAAAAATCAGAATTAACACAAATATCAACTAACAGATATTATGGTGAAATATCAAATACAATTACAAAAAGTCTTCATGTAGGAAATTACATAAAAGAAATATTACTTGGTTCTGATTATACTTCAATTGCAAAAGAAGAGTTTTTTGTCTTAGATGACTCCCACTCAAAAAAATTAATTGTATGAGCGTAGTTGTTACACTGGTTAAAGTTATTGATGGTATTGAAGTTCAACAAGGAGCGTCAATAACTTTTGATTTTCGCATTGGACAACCTGGTGTTGGCGTTCCTAGTGGTGGAAATACTGGCGAAATTCTACAAAAAAAGTCTAATAATCCATACGATACTGAATGGGTGCAACAAGGGTCTGCATCTGTTACAAAGGATAATGTAGGTACTGCAATTGATACATTCGATGTAAGTACGCCTGAAGATACAGATTATATAATTTTAGGCGGTAAGAAAAAAACTTTAATTTCTGCTTTAAAAACATTATTCAAGTCCGCTACTGACTTGCTTTACGAACCAATAATAACTAAACTAACTGCTTTTAATAAGAATTTCGGAACTACTGCCGGTACAATATTGGAGGGTCGTACATTTGGAACTGCTGCAAATAACAATACAGGTGATTTTGCCACTGCAGATCAAGGCGCAAAAGCGGACACGGCATTGCAGACTTTTACAGAAACTGACCCTACAGTACCTGCATGGTCAAAAAACCCAACAAAACCAACTTACAATGCTGGTGAAGTAGGTGCAGAGCCTGCAAATTCAAATATACAAAGCCACATCTCTGACACTATAATTCATGTAACAAGTGAGAATAAAACTAACTGGGATGGTAAAGTAGATACTACAGATACACGCCTTTCCGATGCACGCAATGCGGCAGACGTTTACGCATGGGCAAAAGAAACTACCAAGCCAAGCTATACATTAGATGAACTTTCCGATGTAGTTTCAACAGCCCCAAATGTAGATGACAATTTACAATTTGATGGTTTAAATTGGGTACCAAGAGCTGGTGTTATTGGGGCTGGGAATGGGATAATAGAATATTTAACCGATACAGATAGCCCTGACGTTACAGATGCTAATTACCTATACCTTGCACGCTCGCCAATTACTCTTGTTGAGACTTCTTTTGCTGCAGCGGTAACTTCGGGAACTTCGCCAGTTGTAATTAAGAGTTTTATAATATCATCCAATGGAATAGGGGTAACTACCATCCCTGCAGGGCTTTGGGAATTTAACACTTGGGCTAAGAGTAGCGGTGGAACAACGGCTGGATTTGATATTGTAGTATATGCAGCCACTGTATCGGCAGGGGTAGTAACTTTAGGCACGCCATTATTTACGGTTGCAAATAAACTTTTAACAAATGTAATAACTGGTTACAATGTAAATGTAATACAGACTGCATTTTCAGGCTTAACAATAGACCATAGACTTGTATTTGTTTATCGGGCTACACAAACAGCAGCTCAAAGTAGGACAGTAACTATTTATTTGGGTGGGTCGGCTAATGCAAGCCATGCTCACACGCCTCTACAAAGCAGGCACAATGATTTGGCAGGAATAAATGATGGAGACTACATACACTTGACAGCAGCACAGGTTTCAAGCGTGAACGATATTACAAATAAAGTCCCTTACACTGGTGCAAATGCAGATGTTAATTTAGGAAATAACAATATAATTGTAGATACAGATTTACTTGTAACTGATAAAACCAATAAAAAAGTAGTAATTGGAAATACAGCTTATTCATCTGCGACTGGCTTAGGAAGTTCTAAATTTAATTTATTTTCTGCCGATTCTGCTAATAAAGATATTTTGCACGCTTTTTTCGGAGCATCGGGGAACGCAATATTACGGGGTGCAAGAGCAAAGGGAACTATTGCAGTACCTACTAATTTAACAGGGAATAATAATATATTATACGAAATTACTGCTTTAGCTTATTATTCAGCTTGGAGAAAAAGTGCGTCATTCTATTTTGCACAAGATGGCACTTGGGCAGCAGGTACATACCCTACTTGTATGGTATTTGCAGTTAACAGTCCTACAAGTTCAACAGCACCTGTGGACTACATAAAACTAGGAACAAATGGGGCTTTATCCTCCATGCTTGCTAATTATGAAACACTTGTTACATCAGATAATGTATTGGTTAACAAGAAGTTCGTTGATGACTTGCTTTTATTATACGCTAAAATTAATAATTCAATTTTCACTGGTATAATTCAGACACCACAATATGAATATAAAAATCCAACATCAACTACTGCCGATACAATAGGAGACCGTAGAGAATATGTATTGAATAGAATTAAATACTTTCAACGTTGCACGGTATCCAATGCAACTAAAGGAGGCGGTACGTGGGTAACAGACTTATTCATTACATCAACTGGACAATTAGGAATAAATGGAACTAACGAAACATATGGTGCGAAATTCTATCTTAATGGTGGTATGCTTATTCAAAGTGGTGGATACATAAGTACTTTAACCGCAACATCAGGATTTAGCATTAATTTTAGTACAGTATCAGGGCTTATTTTCAGACTAGATACAAATGATATTTTTAAAATTGACACAAGTGGAAATCTTATTGTTACAAAAAGTATAAAAGTAGGAGATGACACAGCAGAAGCAACACAAGATAAAGCAGGCTCTTTGATATACAGAGAGGATGAAAATAATTCATACGTAGAAATGTGTGTTAGAAATGGTGCAAGTTCTTATATTTGGAAAATAATAAATCAAGAAACATGGTAGTAGTATTAAGTGCTAAAAGAGAAATAAGAGATGACAGAACTGATGTTATATCTTTTTGGTATCCGAAAGAAAGTAATGTAACAACTAATAACTACACTGGTGTAGGATATGTTAACGAGAAAGTTGATGAAACAACTGAAACAGAACTTAACAAAAAAAAGATTAAACTAGAAGCAGACTTACTTTTGGTTAATCAAAAATTACAATTAATTGCAGACTTAGATTAAATGGAACTGAAAAAACTAACTTTTACCGCATTAATTGCTAATTCTGCAAATGGTATTCCATCAAGTGGGAAAGCGGTCGGCATATTCTTGGTATTATTCGGATGTATTTGTTTCGGATATGGGGTTTTTTTTTGTAGGAAATTAGAGATTTTAAGCTTGATATTAATTCAATCGCTTGCTATAATAACCCTTGGCAGCTCTCTTCTTGCAAGTAAAATATTTAAGCCTAGTAAGTAATTATTCAAATATTATTTATATTTTTACAAAACAATTTAAAAACAAAAAAAATGAAAGCAAAACAATCAGGGAGCGGAGCTAAAAGACCACCTAAAAAATGAACTTTAAACTGTTAAAAGTATTGTCATATTCAATAATGATCATACCGTTTGTAAAAATACTATGGTTAATATTTTATTATTTTGGATATTTACAAAATATGTACTATATAATTGGGCATTCAGTAGAATATGATTTAATACTTTTAGCACTTTCTTTTGTTTTTAATTTATGTATTTGGCATAAAACATTAATTTTAGGGTGCTTTCTATCATTATTTTTTGAGTTTTTACAAGAAAAAAATATCTTATTATCTGTTTCGTTTTTAGATTTTTCTTTTATTTTGATAATAATATTATTAATAGCAACTTTATTATTTTTCTTAAATGGAATCAGCTCTAAAAAAAGCTATAATAAGCGCATTAAAAGAGCTTATAAAGAATATAGATAATGGGAATTGTGATAATATGACTACAGAGCAATATGATAAGTTAATAGATAGTCTTAATGTGCTAATTGAAATAAAAAAGTCAGATAAAAAAATATGGAAATTTGGAAAATGATAATTAGCTTATTTGGTGCGCTTGGTGGACTAACAACTTTCATCGGTTTAATAGTTTTTTTTAGAGAGATAAAAAGAAAAAAAACAAATGAAGCCGATAGCGGTGAAATTGAAAATTTAACAAAAATTATATATGAAATATCAAAAGCTCGTGAAAATGATAAAAAAGAGCGTCAAGAATTAATTACAAGAGTTGAAACTCTTGAAAAAAGAGACTTGGAAAGAGAGAAATTATTAATTGATATTGAAAGAAGCCTAAATATACACAAGAGAGCCGTAAATGCTCAAACTGAATGTTTTTACGAAAAAGCTCACACATGCCCTGTAATAATAAAACTTAAAGAATTAAGCCAATGAAACTTATATGTGAAAGAATCTATAAAGCTCCTTCTTATACAATAAGCAATTTGTATATTGATGGTATGTTATTTTGTAATATATTGGAGGATGCTGTTCGCGAAGATGGTATTAAGATAAAAGGTAAAACCGCAATACATTCAGGAACTTATAAAGTAATTTTAAACTATTCTAATCGATTTAAGCGTATTATGCCTCTATTACTTGATGTACCAAATTTTAGCGGAATACGGATACACTGGGGGACAGATGAATTTGACACTGAAGGGTGTTTGCTAGTTGGAAAGAATACAATAAAAGGCAAAGTTACTAAAAGTAGAACTACTTTTGATAAATTATTTGATATATTAAAAAGTGCAACAGATGAAATTACTATTGAAATAAAATAAACCACCTTTTAGGGTGGTTTAAATTTAAGCAATTGCATATTTTGGATTAATACCCATAACGAGCTCAAATAATCTTCTCCTATTATCTTTAAACGTCCAATACATAAGCCATCGTTCGGCGGCTTCATATTGAATAATTTCATCTATTTTTCTAACTCTATAGATACGTTTACCTCTAAGAAGATTCATGTAAGTAAAATATAAGTCCTCATCGCTTACAGTCAATAAGGCTGCTGGTGTTAATTCTTTTGTAACCATTTTTTAATTATTTAACATTATTTTTATATTCTTTTTTGCAATCCTCATATCCTTGAATATAGGCTACTATTTTAATATTTTGAATTTCATTGCCACTATATTCGTCAGTCATAGCAATACTTTCACCAGTACCTAACAAAGGATATTTATCTTTTGCTTTTTGTTCTATTTCTTTTGTCATATTATTTCGTTTTTATGTGTATTAAATTATGGTCGGATGCTTGCGAATCAAATTCATTTGAATATTGTTCAACATAATTTAAGTTTGTAAATATCATATCGCCACGGTAATGCTCTGTTGGCTCTATGTTAGAGTTGAATCCGTTATAAGTGTTTGGCATTATCTGATTAATTGTATTTGCTATTTTATAGCAATCATTATACTTTTCTAGTGCTAAGTAATAAGGAGATATTAAGTAATCAGGATGTATAAAAGGTGAAATATTTAAGTCTCCTAGCATGAAAATAGTGTGTCTTTTATTAATTTTATCCATTTTTGACAAAACAAGTTTCATACCTTTTTCTTTTGCTACTTTACCGTTAGAATCTAAGTGAGTGCTAAATACATGAATATATTCACCTGTTAATATATCTTGTAACATTACCACGGCACAAACTTTCTTATAAGTAGCATCCCACCCTTTTGATGACTGATCTGGTGTTTCAGAAATAAAAAAATGATTTTTTACTATTAATTTATATTTATTTTTTTTCCACCAAATACCTACACGTTCGCCGATTAATCCATTATCTGAATTTCTACCAACACTAAAAGAATCGTATTCATGCAATGCTAAGTTTATTGACAATAACTGAAACCAATGCTTAACCTCTTGTAATGCTATAATATCTAAGTCATTATCTTTTATTTTCTTTATAACTAATCTGTGTCTATTAAACCACCATCCATGTCCTCTTAACCAATCTATTGGCATATCAACTCTGATATTGTAAGTCCCTATTTTCATATCTTGTTTATATATAATCTTTTTATTTATAAGTTTTAAAAAATTAACTCTTCATTAAGCCTTGAAAAGTATATATTTTGTAGCTCGTGAACATAACGAAAAATATCAAGAAAAGATACAGAATTATACCAAACTAAAAAAACATCTAATGCCATATATATAACAAATTTATCTTTATAAAATATGTTTTTTGTTTTTGTTTTTGAAAAACCTAATTTCAGAATTAACTCCTCTGTTAATACTATACCGTAATATTTAACAAAATCGACTTTTTCTAAAAAATCAGAATCTACAGTAGTATATAACTTATCTTGTTGATATAGTTCTGATATTACATAGTTACCAATTCTTAATTTATCGAACTCTTGAATTTTAATTCCTTTTTGTTGCATATATTTTAGTTTTTAACTTAATAAGGTGATTTTCCTTTATCCTCAATATCAATACAAAATACAAAACATATCTTCTTTTGTATCTTCTTTTGTATCTTTAATTACATTTGTAACTATATCTATATATGAAAGCTTACTAAAAGATTGTACACTAGCACTGTAACATTCTAAAAAATCACCAAAATGCCCACAACCTCCTACTTTTATATCGTCAGGAAGATTTTCAATTAGTTTTTTTAAGTCTTTAATTGTCATTGTTATAATTTTTATGCAAAGTAAAGCTATTTTTTAAAACAAAATACTATTATTTTTTATGTTTAAAAACATATTTTTCTTATATTTGCGAAATAATTTTTAAAATATGTATCATGAAAAATTATTTTAACATAATTCTAATCGTATTATTATCGGTATCATTAATCACTACCTCTGTATTAATATCGAAAACAGTAAAACAAGCTAAAGAAATAAAGCTTAAAGCAAGCAATATTGAAGTGCTAAACTCTAAATTACAAACGTATCGAAATAGTCTTAATCAATCAGTAGCAAAAATACGCTCGATTACTTACACAAATGCCGAATATAAGGCATATAAACAAGAAGATATACAAACTATCAAACAACTTAATATAAGGCTTAAAAACGCTTTAAATACAACTATCGTAAATACTGTTATTGAAACAAGATACAAAAGCAAACTTATATATACTCCTAAAGATACTTGTTTTAGCTTTAAAGACAATTATTCAACAGTAAACGGATGTATTAAGAATAATTATGTAGTCGGTAGCACGACAAATAAAGATAGTTTATTTCTTGTTGTACATACAGAATATACCAAGCGTTTTTTGTTTATTAAGTACGGTTTAAAAGTTTCAAATGTTACTGCCAAAGCTGCTAATCCGAATACTACAATAACAGGATTACAATTTATCGAAATTAAAAAAAATTAGGGTATAATTCTTTTAATTTAATGTACTTCGTATATAATATTGTTATAAGCAATTTTAAAAACCAAAATAGAAGTCTATATCGTCGAATTTTCGACAGGTCTAACACCAGTTTCTATTGCTTCAATATCAGCTTTATGTTTAAAAACACCTTTATCAGCATATTCACGTTTGAATTTCATAATGTTTTCAAATAAAGAAACGTTGTATTTTTCACCGTTGCGCTCTATAATCTGAAATTCTTGCTCTGAATTTATGCAAATATCATGTTTTACATAAATATTCCCGAACCAACGTCTGTATTTAAAATCAAAGTCATTGCTATCACTTGTTTCTTCAAGCGTATCATTTTTATCAATTAAATACTGTTCTTTTTCAAAAGCTGGACAAATCAAATCTAAATCAGATTCTGACATATCACGTTTCAAATCATAACCTAAAAGAAATAAGCCAAAACTTCCACCTACATGGCTTTTGGGATATTTTTCTTGAAATTCTCGAATCGTTTCAAGTTGTAAATCTAAAATTGTAGTTTTCATTTTTATGTATTTAATTGTTTGAAAATAAGAAATATAAGAAAAAAAACTGCTTATAACAATGTGTAATGTGCACCGAAATACGGATGCACATACACCGTCGTTATGGGCAAGGCTAAAAAAGACTTAGCTCATCGGGTTTAGAAGTCGTGCCGACAAGATTAGAATATAAAAGTTTGAAGGATTCTATTTCCAATTGCGACAAAGACAAATCCATTTTAGTAATTTTTTGACAAATTACTTTTCGACATTGAATAACTTCAATAGTTATTTCTCCCTTTTCTTGGTTGAACTTCAAATCTGAATGATAATTAGTTCCGTTGATTGTTGCGTTCATAAATTTTCTATTCTTTGTTTAACTTCTTTCCAGTAATCTAATCTATCCTTTAAACTACTACCAAAATGCCATTTTATTCTTTCATTTACATATTCTATAGCTTTTTCTTTTCCAAACAAAAAAATCAATTTATCGGTTTTTTGTAATGGAGTTAGCCCAAAGTGTGTATATTTATTTTTTACCTTTTTCTTTTCTTTTTCAAAAATACTCTTTATTGCTAATGTGTGTATCATTTTTTCCATTTTTTAAATTGTTTATAATCGAAAATAAAATCTATTAGTATTTTCCAAAGTTTGAGAGTTTTGAATAAGTAAGTCAAAAACTTATTTATGACCCATAATGTAAAGGTTGCTATTCCCATTCCTGCGAAAAGAAAAACCATTACAAATCCTACTTTTGTGAATATATCTGTATTCATTAATAGCGTTTTTTAGTATAATGAAATTTAATTAGTAAATTACAAATAGTTATATTTAAACTTATCACATGAAAAGTATTTATAAAGCATATATCTATTAAATTGAAAGTTCTTGAGCATTGTAGTTATCTGTATCTATTATCATGGTTCAAATATTTGTACTTCGTATATAATATTGTTATCGGCAATTGTAGAAAAAGCCATTCGGATCTAAAAGACGTTCAGAACTTTTGCTGCGTTACCTGTTTGGAAAAGATAATATTTATCTCCAACGTTTTGAAAAAACTCAACTCCGACAACCAAAACAATAGACCTACTTTGTTGTTTGTGAGTAAAATCAGTATATGTTGGTATCTTTAATCTATTGCAATCATTTAAATCAATGTAATTGCTTTCATACGTTCCATGAAAAGATGTTCTAAGTTGTGACCATACTTTCTCTTTTTTCTGATAAAATAAGTCAGGAAACCCAATTTCTTTTATAAAAAATTTTGCATGAGTTGAACCCATTGGAGCGTTTACTTCTATATTTTTAAAAACAATACATTTAAAATCAATGTCAAGATAAATATCACCAACTACAACCTCGTCAAACTTAGAATATCTATTTAATTCAAAGCCTACAATATGTTGAGGTGCATTACTAATTCTTATCTGTCTATATCCACGTACTCCGCTTGCTTCTAATTGTATTTTTTTGAATGTAGCAGTTAGTTTCCCACTTCCGAATGAATCAAGTATTTTTACTTTATCGCCTAATAATTCTTTGAATAATTTACTTGCGGTTGCACACCCCGAAAATTCATTCATGTCTTGTTTTGTCCGTTCAAATTCTAAATCAAACGAATTTTTTAAATTTTCAATTGTATTCATATTTTTATATTATTAAATTATAACTCGAAAAGAAAGAAACAAAAGCCGATAACACTTAAATATAGTCATTAGCTTGCCTTTTCTGTATTATAAGCATTTGCACCCGCACCACCGAAAGTATAGTATTTAAGTGTTCAGCGCCGCATCCAGCTATTGCCTATATTTTCGGTCGTTATGGGCAGCCGTAAAAAAAACTATGCATGTTTATTTTTTAGTTTTTTGACTTGATTTTTTAGTTTAGTTATTTCGGCTGTCAAAACTGAAACGTCATATTTATATTGAACATACAAATTAACCATATCAGTTTTTGAAAGGAAAGCAGAAATTAAAGAATATAAAACGTCTGCTTTTTCTTTAATCAAATCATATTCTGCGTTTGTTCTAACATTTTCAATTTGACTACAATACTTTTCGTAATCAGATTTTATTAAATCAATGTTTAAATACTTTTCGTCAAATTTTACTTTTTCCATTTTGTTTATATTTTTAAGATGAAAATTTAAGAAAGAAACGGCATGCCAATAACACAATCCTATAATTTAGGCTCAAATGCTCCTAAATCAAAGAGCCGAAAATTATAGCCTAAGTCGTTATGGTTCATGATAAAAAGAAAGCGAAGTTTGAAGGTTTAACCGACTTTTAAGGTTATCCAACTTTTTGCCCATATTATCAATATCACGATTTAAAGCTCCAGCAGTTCCGCCAACTGAACGACCTTTAATCATTCGTTCAGTAATTTTGTTTTCTTGAATTTCTATTTCCTTTTCAATTTTTTGATTATCAAAAGATCCGATTTTACCAGATATGAATTTAAAAATATACATTTCTTGAATTTCACAACCTTCGTAATCGCTGCATAAATTAGGATTACAGCCTTCAATGTGTGGATTGTCTTGAAAATAGCATCCGTTACAAGTATTTGCATTTTCACAGTTTGCAATTTCTTTTTCAAATAGTAATCCGTTTTTTTCGATTTGCATATAAGTAGAATAAAAATGTTAAATAAGAAAGAAAATAACGAAACCATAACATCTAACTATCCCTATTTATTGGCGTGGGGTTATGCTACCGAAGTGTAATTAATAAGTTTTGTTCGCTATCCATCATTTGTGAAAGCCACTAAATCAGTATAGTAGCGACCGTTATGCGCAAGCCTAAAAAATCAGACGCCAGTGTGTAACGTTTTCGACTTCACGACTTGAAACGTTAAACCATTTATTTCCGTCAAAGAATCCAATAATGTAGAAATCTTCAACTTTACAAAGTAGATTTTTATTCACTGGAGTATTTTTTCGTTTTGAAGAATACCATTTATTTGCAAATTCAAAACCTTTTTTAAAATCTTCTTTTGACCATAAGTTTAAATCTTCAATTAAGCATGGTATTTCAGTACCTTCGACAATTATTTCCGAAAATTTATTTGCTCTTTTTTGAGCAGCTTGTTCTAATGTTTGCATATTATAATTTTTCTATTTCGTTTTTTAACTTTTCCCAATAATTACCAAATTCTTCAGCAGTATTGAAGCCTACTAATGCAGATATTATTTCATCAACTGTAATTAAAGCATACGCCTTCGAAAATCTGAAAAAACCAGAAATTTATTTGTACTTTTTTACTAATTCGCTCGCTTTTTGTTTTGGTGTTAAGTTCATATAATTTGTTTTTAAAGTGAATATTTTAAGAATTAAGAAAGAAAGGCAAGCGCATAACACATTGTATGTAAATCAGGCTGTAGAGTGCGTATTAGAATTATATTTACTCGTGCGAACGTTTGTATAGTTATAAGGCGAAACTCTCGTAAATCGCCTGTTTCACATACAAATGTGCCGTTATTGGAAAGCCTAAAAAACAAGAACCTTTTCTACTTCGACAAGAAAAGTAACATATTCAAGTTCTTGTTTTTCAGAATCTGTTAGAATCGACTTTTGTTTAAAGAATCTGTACTTGCGTCCAATATTTTCACGTTGACGTTTATCGTTTTCGATTGACATAAATTTTGCTTGATTTTCAAACATAATATCAACTCCGTTTTTGAAATACTCAAAAAGAGTTTCAATAATAAAATCCTGTTTTTGTTCTAATGACATTTTTTCTTCTGTATTCATTTGTAGCGTTTTTAAGTATGATGAAATTGGATTAATATATTGCAGATAGTTATATTAAAAGCTGTTACTTGAAAAGTGGTTATAAAACATATATCAATTAAGTTGAAAGCGTAATATACTTTTCTATTTTTGTATTTTTCTATTTTGGTTATTATTTTCATTTTGACAATTTTAAGAATTAAGAAAGAAAGGCAAGCGCATAACACACGCCTATAGGCTGGAATACCGCCTATAGCCTATACGTTATGCGGAATTGTAAAAAAAACTAACAGGGTCGCAGCGGAGTGCCGTTTTCTGACAATTCAATTGGTCGTTTATCTGCATTTTTACAGGAAACTTTCCAATTTTCTATATCTGAATGATAAACAATAGATTGTGAATGACCTTTGTGGATAGTTCCTTTTCTATCTTCTGATAAAACATAATTAGCAAATGACACTAATTCTCTTTCTAAATACTTTTTTTCTGTTTTCATTTTGTCTTTAATTTTAAGTAGTAAGTAGTATATTTATGATATTTTTTCTTTTTAACAACAACATATTTATCTTTAGGATAGTGAGCTCGAACACAACGGATTAAACTTTTACTATAATCATTCCAAATTTTGAATTTAATAGTTTCCATTTTGCATTAACCCAGTTATATAATAGTTCCAAAATTTAAACCCAATTATAGCCCATTTATGTTCTTTTTTAAATTCTGAAATTGCAGTAATTCTATTTTCAGAAAATAAACTCATAATGTGCATTTTTCTATTATTTCGTACAATTTTGTACACTTGAAATCTATTCATATTTGCTTTTAATCTATTAAGTACAGATAATACAATTTTAATTTGAAGAAAAACCAACAATGACCGCATAAAACTCGTCTATGTTCACCTGACCGCATTAATTGCATCGCTTCACGAAAGCTATGCACCCGTAATTGGGCTTATAATCATAGCAGTTGTCCGTTATAGCCAATTATAAGAAAGTGCAGTGCGTATCTTGAACATTTTTGACTTTCCCGCCTGGTATGATAATACAAAATGCTAATCCCCCTGTATTTAAAGTTCCACCTGCATCAGTTGTTCCAAGTAGTTCGCATTTTTGGTCTTGATACATTACATATCGCTTTTCTGTTTTTGTTGATTTGATTGCATCACATAATGATTTTGTCATTATTCCTAATGCTTCAACTGATTTGTCAAAAATCTTTGCAATTGTTTTTTCTTGTTCTGTCATAATATTGATAAATAACTGGCTATAACACAGCATAAAATTAATACGGGGTTTAGTGCCAAATTTGAGCGAATTACATTTTAATAAGTTTCGAGTAGTTCAGGAGGTTTTCGCTTTCTATCCCCGTACTAATCTTATGCAAACAGTTATGTTCAAGGCAAAAAAACAGGCAAATCGAGCAGGTCTGAAAATACGACCTTTATATATCCTTTTTTAGTTGACTTTTGTATTTCAAAGTTAATCCCTGCCTCTTTTAATTTCACGGATATTTTATCAGCTTGTTTTACAGTATATGGCAAAAAATTTCCATAAGAACCCATAAAACCACGTTCTTTAAATGCTGCTATCTGATTTTTGATTTTTTCAATATCAGAAAAAAGTGTTTTTTCTTGTGAATCAATTAATTCCATTTTTTTATGTTTAAAGATTAATATTTTGTTTGAAGATAAGAAAGCCCTGAAACATAACACGCACCTAAAAGGATACACGGCAGAAAGTTTGTGCAAGGTTGAAAGTTTATCGCAGCCGTGCGCCCATATTTCGGTCGTTATGCGCAGCCGTAAAAAAAAAGACAGCTATACTATAACATAAGACAGAGTTGGATATTTTACAGTAAAAGTTTGCTCATAATCGCAACTATTACATTTATGAGGAAATTGTTGAGGATCTGACAACTAAGACACATTTCCGTTTGGTCTTAAATTTCCTTTTTCACATTTAGGACAAAGAAAATCAACTTCAATCATTTTTACTTCGTGTTTCGTTTCCATTTTTGAATATATTTTATTATTGAATAAGCAATTAACCATCCGATAAAACCTGAACAAATTGATACAAAGATTTCTAACATACTATTGAATTTTAAGATTAATATAAGAGAAACGGCATGCCCATAACACACGCCTACGCCAATAGCATTTGTCGTTAGGAATAATTAAAAAAAAGTTGCGCTTGCCGAGGTTGTTTCTTAAGTCGACCGGCATAGTAGAACTCAATTTGTTTTTCAAATTCTGATTTACCTATAAGCATATCTATACCGTCAAACCTTGCTGATTCTATGTTTAAAATTGCTGTGATTAGTTTATACATACTTTCATTTTGATTATGAAATGCAATATATTTTTTTATCATTTCTATTTTCCTTGTCGGAATTAAATCGCTCCAATTGTATGTAAAAGATTTTCTATCAATTTTTGATTTATCTTCAATTTCATACCACCAGAATTCGTAATTTTCAGCGGTTAGTTTTCTGTAATTTAAAAAACCTAACTCGACTAATTCAACGCCTAAAGATTTATGTAGCAAGTTATATTGTCCGGCTAAATAAAGTTGCAAATGTTTTATTTTAAAGTCCATTATTATTTTAATATTTAAATAAAAAGAAAAAACAGCCTAGTCTGACTTAATTATCTTTATTAAGTACTATGTCGTTTATTTCTATTTTAGCGCACTTTGCGAAATAATAATCATAGCATTGTCAGTGGACATTGCAATAATTTGCGAATTGGCTGTTTTTTATTTAGCAAAACTATCTAAATAGTTTTTGAATTTTGTTTTTAACAATTCAGAATATTTTATAGGAACTCTAAAACTTATAACTTTGGTTGGCTCTTTTTTCGGTCTGCCGATTTTTTTACCTTCTTTTGGTGTTCGTTTTCCGCCTCTTTTTTCCATTATATTTATTTTTGATATATTCAATGCTAACAGGCTGCGGAACGATTGTGTCTTGTGCCATATATCTTATACCTTCTGAATGGCATTCTATCAGTTCGCTAAATTCATACTCAATATATTTTTCTGCACCTTCTACGCAAATACCATCAATTGTATTGTATGATATTTCTATTTCTCTCCTCTTTATAGCTTCTATAAAGATGAGTATTGGAAGTTTTTTATCTTTCATTTGCTGGTATTATTAATGTTGCAATAGCTGCTTTTATAATCCATTCTTGTGCTTCTTCTGTACTTGAAAAACTAATCATGATATTTTGAATTTTTACATTTTGAATCATTTCATTAACTCTGTCTTGTACTGTTTTAATCATTTGCTAATTCATGGCTTTTATTTTTAAATTGTTTGTTATCCTTTTTTTGTTGATACAAAGATAATATGTATATTTGGTTTATGAAAACAAAAAGCAAATTATTTTTATTGAATTAACAATGTTTAACTTTTAGTCAAAAAGTGTTGCGTTTTTTCTGTAGTTTGTTATCAATATTTCAGTACGTATGTTTTTAATATTTCTACGTTCACCGATAATAATTATATTCAAATTTCTCTCTCTTGCTTGTTGAATTATAAACGGATTATCAAACTCACTCATTGCCCATTTAATTCCAGTATTTTGCAGCGTATTGAATAAATCAATACTATCCTGCTGTGTAAAAGAATGGCTGTAGTTATCATCCGTACTCAAGTACGGTGGGTCGCAGTATATGAATGAATTATTTATCCCTATTTCATTTTTTAATGATATTTTTTTAAAAAGTTCTCGAAAATCACAATTTAGAAATTGATTCTCGCAACTTACTAAATTTTTATACGTTAATTCTAAATTTTTAAGTAGAACATCTTTTGAATAATCAAGTGTGTATCGCAATGTATTAGGCTTACCCATGTATCCGAAATTTGATAAAAATAAAAAATAAACTGCTTTTTCGATGTTATTATCTGGTGTCCGTGTTTTGCATTCGTTCCAAAAGTCTATATGTATAGGAATAAGCTCCAAATATGTTTTAAGCTCTTCTTTATGCCTTATAATAACATCAAAACAGTTATATACATTTGAATCAATATCATTTAAAAAATTATATTTCGCTTTTTTCTTATAAAAGAAAACCGAACCACTGCCAAAAAAAGGTTCAATCCAAGTAGTATGTTCGGGGAAGTATTGTATAAGTTTAGGCATTATTGCTTTTTTATTTCCTAATCGTCTAAGTATCATATATTATAATTTTTTTTTAAATTTCTTTTATTACAAAATCAATGTATTCAAATCCTTTCTTAACAATAACCTTAGTAATATCTAAATGATAAATCATTCTATCATTAAATTCATAGTGTTTTTGCAAAATATCCTGAAACGGTTTTATAAAGTTGTCAATATCACATAACTGATTACTGTAGCCAACTTCATACTTTATTGATAATTTTCCTTTCGGTATTTCAATTTTCTGCAATAAATATCTAACTTGCATTTCATACAAATCATATTTTTTTGTTCTAAATCTTCTACCTTGAAATACTTCATTGACTGAAAGTGGTTTTATTTGTATTTTCATTTTTTTTATTTTAATTGTTAATATTTAATCAAATAAATTTAGTTGTGTTGAATATTTTTTCAAATATAAAAAGTCAGTTCCATTAATGCAATCAACCGTTTTGCAAATTTCCATATCTTTAAAAGCATCAAAATCGCACATAATACAAGGTGAGCTGCAATTTGTTTTCAGGCTATTTTTTTCAATATCGAAACAGTACGCTTCATATACTTGCCGGTTAATTGTTATTTTGTCGCCTGATTGCATTACTAAGATGTTTATTTTTTTAATTCATTAATATATTGATAAACAGTTTTTTTTGAAATACCTAATATACTTGAAATATATGTAACCTTTGTATTCGGGTCTTTATTTAATATTTCAATTATTTTTTCCTTTGTAGTTTTATTTTCATTTTGTGTTATTACTTTTTTTACTTCTGAATATTCTATCGAACTAATTTTGTGTTTTTTAGCCATTAATACAAAATAGGTAGATAATTCAATTGCGTTTTTCATTGCCTTTTCAGAAATTATACTTAATGAATAATTATCTTTGTCATCATACCAATATAAAGTATTAAGTAATAATGCAAATCTAGGTATATAAGATTTTTGTTTCGGATACATACTTTTCATGTATTCATTCTCTTCATCTGAATTTTGATGCGAAGTAATTTTGTTAAAAATATCAACCCATAGTTTTTTGGCTCCATCTGATAATATAGCGATTTTTGATTTTATTTCACCATCAGGATGATAATTTAATATTGTTAATTTTATCATATTGTAAAAATTAACAATATAATCATTATACCAATCAATTACATCTTCCCCTAAATCCTCTTCATTATAATTATCAACTATTGCATCGGGATAAGTTGTAAGCATTCTATCAATAAATCCATTATCTTTATTCTCTTCTGTAAAAAATTGTACTAATATTTTAGGTTGGATGCCACCTAAAACAGGCAAAATAGGACTTTCAACAAAGGTACTTTTAGCTGTTTTTCTGTTTTGTGCAATTCCCTTATTAGACCAGCTACTTAACCAATATTCTAAGTCTGAACCAGCTCTATACTTATTCATATCTTTGTACCAGCCTGCTAATTCATCACAAAAAACTCCTACAGAATTTTTATTCTCTTCATGTAAGTCTGTTATTGCTTCAATAGTGAAATCTGAAACTATAATTTGCGATTTTGTTGGTTTTTTTACTTCCTCATTATTTTGCTTTTCTTTTTTATCCAAATTATTATATGCTTCATATAGCTTTGAATTATTAATATATTTTTTTATTTCTAAATTGTTAATTTTTTCTAATGGATATATTATTCTGCTTATAGATGGTGTCTTCCCAATACCTGCTTCACCCACTAAACTAATCCAAACAATGCCACTTTCAATCCATCCGCTTTTTACTTTAATTTTCACTGAATTTCCTACAATTAAAGAAATTAACCATAAAAAAGAGCAACCCATATAATCAATATTGCTATTCAATGTTTTATTACAAATATTCATGTAATACTGAATATCTTCAGGAAATATTTCAATTGGAAATATTATTTTATTTGGTATTTTATCTTCCGTTTTTTCTTTTATTATGTTTTCAATTTTTATAGGATTATTTTTAATATTTCTACTTCCGTAATTTTTCGAGTATAAATCTGCAGCTGCTTTTTTAAAATCACCGTTGTAATTTTTAATTGAATAAATATCAAAAGGGCTTAAAGGCTTCTCGTGTGGATATTGTGTTCCGGTAGAAAACAAAAACATTTTATTGTCTTTTGTAAAAACACTTCCACTACTTGCAGATGTTGCATCGTGTCTTCTTATAATTAACTTATTTGATAACTTTTTTACAATTGTGAATTCGTTGCTTATCAAGTCCCAAATTCTGTTTTTATTATTAAAATCTTCCCAAGGAGTAATATCATTTTCATTTTTTCTGTATTCTTTTATTATCTCTTTTGGTTGTTCCGGCTGTTGCTCAACATAATTGAAAGACCTTGATATTTCCCAAAGCAACTCTCTGTCTTTTTCTGAAATTTCTTGCACTTTATCATAACCAAACTTACTTACTTGATTATCATATATCCAAACATATCCACCAATACCTCTACTTTCAATAATAGCTTCTTTATATCCTTGAAGTTTAGCAATTTTTATATTTCTGTCAATTTTTTCACATTTATATATAATGTGGTATCCGTTGTTTACAGTTTTATAAATTACAAATTTATTATCAAAGTCATCGATTGACTCCCGAAGGTACATTGTATATTCATTCCAAAAATCTTGTTGATCTTTCAAAGTTGGTAAAACTTTCAAGTCAATATCAATTACTTCAAGATTATTAAACCCTGTTATTATTCCAATTCCTAAAGTTGGTTTTATCTCAATTAATTCATTTGTGTCTTTATCTTTATAAAATTCGCCACCAGCATATTCATATAATTTTATAAAATCATTTTTTGACAAAGGCTTTGTTTGTGATTTTTTCCATGTGAAATTTGGCTTTTTTCCATCTCCTACTGTCAACAATGAAAAACCATCGTCTAATAGTTTGTTGCAACGTGATATTGTCGGTTTGTTCATATTTATTGATTTATTTTTACCTCTATGGTAAAAGAGTTATTAATCTATATTTCAAATAATTATGTATTATATTTTAACGGTAAAAGTTTTACCCATTAAATTAGAAAAAAAATTAAATTACATTATTTTTTATTTTTTTATTTTTTTATTTTTACGGTAAAAATGTAAAAAGAATATGTATATTAAAACGTTGTATATTAAAGTCTTATATTCAATTTTAGGGGTAAAACTTTTTTTACCCTAAAAAATAAACGCAACCTTTTTATTGTTGTTTCATAATTATAAATTAAAAAAGGGAATAAAATCAGAAGTCTGCCAACTTCATCTTTTAATCCCTTATTGTAAGCTTTCGCTCAATTTCTTTTATCGAATGGCAGTTCGACTTTCTAATACACTACAAAAATACTAATAATTATTCAATTACAAAACTTATTTTAATGTATTTTTTACTTCTTTCCAAAGTCCATTCGCAACTTTTACAAATTCAGGCTTATTGTCTTTGTTTCGCTCTTCATATTCAGCTTTTTTACGGTCGAATATCTCTTGAGCTTTATTTTTTCTTATTCGCCTTTCCTCATATTCATTCTTTCTCGTAGCTTTCATAACTCTAATATTTTATGAAATTCATGATTACAAGAGTAATACTCCTTTTTTATTACTCGCTTAATATATTCCTTTGTCTCTGTTGATATATCTGCCCAGTGCACTTCAATTTCACTTGCTAACCTATCTGGTGCGTATTTATTCCTATTAATAACATAATCTAAGGCACACATTAATACAAAATTAGGGTCAGTAAATTGTAATTTAGTTTTCATGTTAATCTTCTCTTTTTTCGTTAAATAATACTTTTTCAATTAAAAGTTTTTCAACATCAAAACCATAATGATTAAGCATTGAAAATTGAACTAAAATAATATCAATTGATTCTTTCGGGTCAAATGGATATATATTTGATGTCCAAGTACTCATTTTTAGTTCATCAAACTCTTCTTCAGTTTTTAAGAAAAAATCTACAAAAGATGTTTTTATACTTATTTGCCCTCGTCTTACAGTAGCTTCATAATTGCGCTTAATTATTTCTTTTAATTTCATTTAATATATTTTTAAGTTTTATAATAAAAGGGATTGTTTCTATGCTCATAATTTGAGTAATACGTATTTTTTCAAGAATCTCTTCTTTTTCGCGTTCTAATTCGGATATTTCATTATTTGTCTTCATTTTTAAAAAACTTTTCTGTTAATAATTGTAATTTCTCAAAGTCTTCAAATATATTTTCGTTAATTACTGGTCGAATATATTTGTAAAAATTATCGTGATTACGTGTTAATACTCTAACATCGTTACGAATAACATTTGCCAAAGTAGTATTATCTTTTTTCACCTCATCAATAAATTCATCTAACTTGTCTTTGAGTAGTCTTTCTAGTAAAACTGTTTGAGCTAATAGCTTATCTGATTTAGTCATATTATTTTATTTTGCACCGCTATTTTTCAAGCGGTGCGAGTTAATGATTAAAAAGGGAGCGACTCATTTGTATTAACTTGTGCAGTTTGAACTGGTGCGCTTTGATGTGCTACTGGTGAAGTGTTATTTTGTTCTTTTTCTTTCTGCTCAAAGTAGCTTACTTTCCCATCCCAAGCTCCTACTGGAACTGTTTTAACAACTGAAAAAAAAGAGTTGTCATCCATAACAAAAAACTTTCCGATGTTAGTGTACTCGTTTTTTTGTTCGTTGTTTTTGTTTGTATATGTGCCTGTTATAGCGCACATATCATAGATTTTTTTAACTTTTGCCATTTTTTTTAAATTTATTCGTTAATAATTTTAGAGAATATTTCTTTTGCTTTTTCAGCATTTTCAATAATTTTATTGTCTACGTAAAAATCGATTGAATCTTTACGATTAAGGTTTGCACCGAAAATGTCCCCTAAATGGTCGCACGCATCTTTTACGGCATAGCTTTTTGCAATTGGAAACGCTATTGACAAAGCTCCTTTGTTAATATTTTCTAATTGTGCAGGGCTGCTTCCTTGCTTTACTTGCAATGCTTCAGCACCTATACCATCGTGGTATCGCCATTCTTTGCTAATTGGGTCTATATAGTGAACTCTAACAGAAACCCAAACCCCATTAAATGCAACTCCTTGACCTGTAATTTCAATTTTAAACTGTTTGAAAATCTTTCTCAAAAGAAACTCAACTTTGTCAATAGGTAAATAACGCGAATTATTAGCATACTTGTTTGTTTTTACCCAATTTTCATTTGGTTTGCTGCAAAGTATAGAGTTAAGTTGTTCAATCTTTGCAATCTCGATTACTGTTTCATTATCATATATTTCTGACAAACTAAACGGTTTTTTTACTTCTACTTCATTCATAATTACTTTATTTTTAATCTTATTGATTGTTTAACCGGACTTATTTTTGTATATTTTTCGTAAATTTCAGGCATTTCTGCCATAAGTTTTTTTGAATCAAATTTTGTTGATAGTGTTTCTGAAACATAAGTAATTGAAAAAAAATCATTAACAATAGACTTAATATTATTTTTACCCATAATTTCAGAAAGTTTTATTTTAAACTCTTCTACTTTTTGCTCTTCATATTTTTTACGAATCAAAATTTGTTGAATCTCGTATGCTTCATTTTGCCACTTTTCAGGTAAATCAGACAAAAATAATTCAGAACGCTTTTCATATTCAAAACCTTTTTTTATTTCATCTGAAATTATTTCAAGACCTTTTGAAATAATTTCTTTTTCAAAATGAATATCAATTAATTTTATTTCAAAATTATCCGAATTAAAAATAAACTCTTTTTCAACATCAAAATAGTGAACAATATAAAGCTCAAATTTCAAACCTAGTTTACTAGCTTTATTTTCTCCAATTACAGTATGCCATTGTAATTGATGGATGTAATCATTAATAGTATCATCAATATTTTTATTTGTTGCTTTGCATTCAAACCAAATTAGTTTATCATTAGTTTGAACTTCATAATCAATGTGATTGAAAATATCAAATCCGTATTTATCCGAAAGCATATCATGCTTAGTATATGGGTTTGATAATGCATTATTGTATTTTGATGTTAATAATTTAAAAATACTATTTTCAATAAAATTACCGTGTTCTGTTGCAATTGATGTGAACTGTTTTTGTTCGTCTAACCCCAGCATTATTGCAATTCTTTTTCTATCTGAATCGCCTAAAATACCATTTCTGCCAATTTTAGCAACCATTTTTGCATCTGAACTACCTAGCCCTCCAATACGTGTTTTTGTAATTTCGTTTTTTTCGTCTAACATAATTATAATTCTTTAAATTTGTTAATTAATATTTCTTTTGCTTTTTCAAAAGCTAAATCAAATTCTGCTTTATCAATTTTAGTATAAGGTTCAAAAAAACCTCTTGTTAATTTTGCCGTTTCAATAGCAGTTTTTTCGCTTGCTATTGTTACACATAGGATTTCATATAGTCCGTTGTTGTTCCGGTCGTCAGGAACTGCCCAAAGGTGATTATCGTTACGTTTTAGGTAGTTCATTTGGCTCTATGAATATTTTATTAAATAAATTTATTTGTTCTACATTTACCTCTTTGTATGCAGAAATAAATTCATCTTTAGTAGATGGCTCTGCCACAAGCCAGCTTTCAGGATATTTAGTTAAATATTCAATTGAAAATCCATCAAAAAAATCAGTTACCTTAATACATTCTTTTTCATTAATAAAGAAAAAATTATGTATTTCTGTTTTTGTGAAATAAGGAAAGTTAATATTTACTTTCTCTTCTACTTTTACGTCTCTTCTAATTGTTATTTCCATTATTTTATTTTTAAAAAGTTAATACGATAAAGACAATCTTCTTTTGTCCTATAATAATTTCCATTTTCTGCTAAAATAGAGTTGACAGAATTTTTTTGTTTTATGCTTTTTTCTGTTTCAAATCGTTCAAAAGGTTCTAAGTAATCATTTTTTTTCACAATGCTCCAAAAAAATTCACCTATACCTACCCTAAAACCGCAGTTTTTAGGTAAATTAGGGTTTGGAGTCCTTTTTTTTCGTTCTTTTTTATTTGTTTCCATTATCTATAACTGTTTAAATTGTTATTTGTATTTTCAATATCTTTATTTATTTTGTCAATTATATCGCAACAAGTATCGCAATATATCTGACCGTTGTTTGTCTTTTCTTTTTCACACTCATAACAAAAACGAGCGGTTAAAGATTTTTTTATTATCCTTATTCGTCTTTTCATAATATTGTTAAAATTAAGGCTAATGTTAAAGCTAAAAATCCTACTGCTATAATTTTAACAATGAAAGTATCTAGCCTTTTATCTTCCATAAATGTATCAATATTATTTTCAATCCTAAATTGTAAATTAGGTAGATAATATATTAATCTTTTAAACTTACTTGTTTCAATTTCATTGATATTGACTATTGACTCAGTACCATCGTTCCACAATACTTTATAATAATCGCACCCAATTTCTGCTAATATAATTCCTCCAAGGGCAGTTTTATTGTTATAGACTGTTTTTTTCATAATTTAATTTTTAATGTTTTTGTTAATTTAATAAAATTATCATACGGGATCTTACATTCAGTATTACAATAATACGAAATTGTAGAGTGTGGAATACTAGTAATTTCAGACAATTTTCGGTAGCTTAATTTTAGCTCATTTTTCTTTTCAGAAAACTTTTCATGCCAAATTGTCCCTGTTACTTTTTGTTTTTTCATAATGTTTTTTTTAAATTGCTTGTCTTATTTTTATGATACAAAGATATATAAAATTATAATACCGTACAAGTAATTATACAAATACTTTGTTACATTGTATTACTTTGTTTTGTAAGTAATTGATAATTAAACTAATATAAAATATATGTAATATTATTTTGTTTGTAATAAAATATACACTATATTTGTGGTTAATAAATATTATAATAGGAATACTTGGATTTCAAATTTTTTCAAAATGGAAAAGAAAAATAATCATGGAGGTGCAAGAGAAAATTCAGGTCGTTTGAAAAAAAACGATGTGATTTCCATGATTGAACAAATGGATAAAAGGCTTGTACCTGATACTGTATGGGATTCATTAGCTAAGTTAGTAGAGGAGTGCGATATACAGGCAATTAAAACATGGTTAGGTTATAGATATGGGCAGCCTAAACAAGTTATTGATGCTACAACTGAAATAATCAATGAAGTTCCTGTACAACTAACTGACGAACAATTTAAAAAAGCACTTCAAGAAATAAAACAAAGATAAATGTATTTAGGAAATGCAACTTTAAAACAACTCGCTCAAAAAGATTTTTGGTCGTTTTGTCTATTTATGGATTACGAATTTTATAATAAAAGACGTTTTCTTATAGATGTTGCAGATGCTATGAATGAAGTTATAATTCAATACGAAAAAGGCAATGCAATAAAGATTTCAGTATCAATGCCACCACGTGCTGGAAAGTCTTATATTACTTCATTATTTGCTGCTTATTGGTTGTGTCGTTTCCCTACCTTGTCAGTAATGCGAAACACTTGTACCGCAACTCTATATGATAAATTTAGTTATGATACAAGGGCATTATTCAGAGATACAAAATTAAAAGAAGTATTTACCGAAATAAGTTTACAGCCCGATAAGCAAAATGTAGGCGGCTGGAACTTATCTACCGCAAAACAAGTGAGTTACTTCGGTGCTGGTGTTGGGGGTTCGATTATTGGATTCGGTGCTAATCTTGCAATCACAGACGATTTGTACAAGTCGATGACCGATGCAATGTCAAGTCAGGTGCAACAGTCAACAAAGAGTTGGAAACAATCAGCACACGATAGCCGAAAAGAAAAGAACTGTCCGGAGATTTATATTGGCACACGTTGGACAAAGAATGATATTATTGGTGAAGCAATAGAAAGCGGTGACTTGAAAAGTATTACTATAATTCCTGCTTTAAACGAAAATAATCAATCATTTTGCGAGGATGTTAAAAGCACAGCCGAATACTTAAAAATAAAATCAGATATTGATTCGTCAATATGGAATGCTGAATATATGCAGACCCCAGTTGAGGCGGAAGGTCTTTTGTTACCTTTGTCATCTTTGCGCTTTGACGATTTAAGCAATATCAATCAAACACATTATACATACCGGTTAAGTGTTGGAGACCCTGCCGATAAGGGTGGCGATAAATATGCCATGCCTTTTATGTTTGTTGATTTTAGTAATAAAAAATTAACGTGCTATGTTAAAGACTGTATTTGCAATGAAGCAGGTATAATTGCTAACACAGGATTAATAATAAATAAATTGCATCAATACATGATAGACGAGTGTATTGTGGAAGCTAACGGGGTAGGTTTGGCGGCAGTGTTGACACTAAAAGAGAAAATACAAGGGTTAACCAAACTATTGCCGTTCACGTCCACAGAGCCAAAGGAAGTGCGTATTTTATCAAACTATGAATTTGTACAAAAACACTTTGTATTTGATAGTAATTACAAGAGTAATCCACAATACTACCAATTCATAAAAGACTTAACAAGCTATTATATTAAGGGCAATAATAATCACAAAATGGATGCAATCGATGTACTTTGTTCGGCAGCAAAGGTGCTAAAGGTGAAGTTCGGGAGTGTTATTTATTAATTACAACGTATGTAGTAACACTACTAACTCTATAATTACTTGTATATGAACTACTTGTATAAGTTTTTTCTTTACAAACCTCTTTTGCATGGTCCTCTGTAATTTGTAACATAGTAAAAGTTGATTCACTTGTATAAATCTTTCCAGTTGGTTTAGTTGGTGTAAAACCGTAAGTTGTATGAACAATTTGAGTAAAAAGATAGTCGTTTAAAACGATATGAACATCTACATCTGCTGTGCAAGATGCAAGAATTAATGCAAGAATTAAAATAGTTTTTTTCATTGTTTTATTTATTATTTATTTTATTCGTTTAACTTTTTTCTCTCTACTCGCTAAGTGAAAGTCATTACAATACGTACAACGATAAACATTGTAATACTCTCCATACTTTGATCCGTTCGCCTTGTTGAATATAACCGCATCCTGACAAGTTTTAAATTGAACCTTTCCGCTTGGGCATATCATATCATTTCAATTTTGCTAATTTACAAAAGAGTTTCATATTAAGATTATTTTCACAGCAAAAGTAAGCTGCCGTTTCGTGAGTAGTAACCTTATTTTTTAGAAAATCTACAACATACGGATAGTAATGTAATTCAATATCCTTATCTTCAATAACCTGAATCAATATAGGATTATTAAACCCTTTTATTATTATATGATTACTTGGCATTAATCCTCCTTTAACCATCCTTAATACTGTTCTTGTTGACTTAGTAGGATGGAATTCTAATTGATAATCAATTATTGATAGTATCATATAATTACATTTATTGTCATATTGATGACAAATATAATACATTATTTTTAATTGCTATATATATTTGCAAAAAATAATTAAATTAATGGCAGGGTTAGATTTTCTAAGACGAAAAAAAGCAGAGCAACCGCAACAAAATGCGCGATTTACGCAATTGCAGGATGGTTCGTTTTTTACATATATTAACGTCTCTGAACAATCAACGCCATTAATACTTTCAAATGATAACGGATACACTATTGCGAGCCAATTAGCAGAAGTTTTTTTTGTAATTGACTGTATTGCTGAAAAGGTAGCTAAATTATTTGATACAGTACATCTTCAAAACAGTGCAGGCAAAGAGGTGAAAATGAATAGCAATATGCAGCGGTTATTCTCAAAACCAAACATATACGATGGTTCTTTAACTGATTTGATTTATAACTTTGTGTTTTCTGAATTGTCAGATGGTAATGGATATTTATATTTCAAGTGTCCACAAGACACAGAAAAAATTACTAAAGACAATGTTCAATCAATACTATTATTGCAGCCTGACAAAATACAAATTCAATTAAAGACTACTGAATTTGATAAGCTGAAAGCTGCTACAATAGAAGATTATATTGATTATTATGATTATTCTTTGACAAATGACAAGATAAAACCTAAATTCATAATTCATTCAAAGAGTTATATGAAAGATAGGAGCGCATCTGATTACAGGTGTTTAAGCCCTTTGTATGCTGCAAAGAATAATGTTGATAATCTTTTAGCTGTATATCAGGCTAGATATAATGTTTATGTAAATAATGGAACTGCTTACATTTTATTCCCACAGCAAAAAAATCAGAATGATTTAGCTGCGGCACTTAATCCAGCAAAACGAGATGATATTATTAAAGATATGAATAATCGTTTTGGATTAACAGGGGACAGACAAATAAAAGCCGTATCAGATACACCATTAGCAGGACTTAACACATTAGTAAGCATAAAGGATTTAATGCCACTCGAAGAGACTGTTGCTAATTTCTTAGCTATTGCAGGGGTATTCGGTGTTGATAAGGATTTGCTACCTTTAAAAGATGGTACTACTTTCACAAATAAGGAAGTTGCCGAAGCAAAAATATGGTCAGATATTGCCGTTACTTATGCAAATGATATTTGTAATGATTTGACAAATATGTTCGGTTTAACAAATGAAAAAATTGCAGTAAAAACAGACAATATAGGTTTTCTACAATCGAACAGAAAGTTAGAACTAGAATCAGATAAGATACTAATTGAAAATTTAACTGCTTTAAGAGATGCCGGAATTGATACAACAATGCAATTAAACAAATTATATGAAAAATACGGAAACTAAAAACTTAGGATTTGAAACCTTTCGCAGTGATGCAGCTTTTACTGTTAATCGTGAAGATAGAAGTTTTACTGCTGTTATTGCGACTGAAAATCCTATAAAATTACAAGGCTATAAATATGCCGATATGTATGAAGAGTTTACCGAAGTATTGCGATGCTCACCTGATGCAGTAATGACTGACAGATTAGATAGTGGGTTGCCATTATTTGAAAGCCATTGGGAACGTGAAGCCGAAGATTTAAGGGGAATTTCAACAAGTTACGAAATAGGTAACGGTCAAATTGTTGCTACATTCAAACTCGGTGCAAGAGCTGACGAAGCTTTATTATTGGATATTGAAAATAATGTATTAAAGTCTGTATCAATAGGATGTGCAATTCATAATGTAATGCGATTAGATGTTGATGGTAATGTTTCATATACTGCCCTAAAATGGGAGCCGAAACACGTAGCATTCGCACCCGAGCCAGCCGATGTTGCTTGCACATTAAGAAGCGATGCAAAAGTAGAGGGCGATGTAATCAAGCCAATTATTGAAAAAGATTTACTTAAAAATATATTTACAAAAAATAATTAAAATTAACAAAATGAAAAAGGAAGTATTTATAGAAAGTATGCGAGCTGACTTTAAAGCAAAAGGTTACACAGCTGAACAATTACAAGGAGCTGAACAACTTGCTGGTGGCTTATACGATGCAATGCAGAAAGAAAACGAAACTTTGCGTGCTGATTTAGAAAATCAAGCAACAACAATCATTGGTGAAAAACTTGGCGATTTAGGTAATGGTAAAACCGTAGCAGAAACAATCGTATCATTACAAAATACAGTTGATGGTATGCGTTCAAGTAATAACAAACCAGTTGGTTTTTGGGATTCATTCCGCACAGAGTTTGAGGCTAATAAAGACGCTATCTTGGCAACTCAAAACAGTGGTTCTGTTAAAATTACAGTACGCTCTGCTGCCCCCATAACAATGGCTAACATTGTAGCTCCTAAGTCATTGGGCTATCGTGATACTGTTGTTGATGCATCCCCTGTTTTACCTGAATTTTTGCCATCTTCATTAATTAATGAAATGAATGGTGGAGTAGGATCAAACCCTTATGTATGGATGGAACGTAATAAAAAAGAGGGTTCACCTGCTTATGTTGCTGAGGGTGATGCTAAACCTTTCATTGACTACAATTGGGCTGAAAAAGAAGTTACCGCTAAATGTATTGCTGCAATAGTTCCTATCTCTAAGATAGCAACTTGGAACTATCCTACATTGGAGCAGGAAGTTCGCAAAGAATTGATGGACGAGTTGATTAACAAATACAACGATGCTATCATCAACGGTGCAGGCACAACAGAAATTAACGGTTTGAAATCTATCTATGCTACTGAATTTGTAACAGCAGGTATTCAATTGCCAAAAGCAACTTTGTGGGATGTTTTGTTAAAAGCATGGAAACAATCTCGAAAAGCCGTAAGAGGTCAACGTCCTACTGCTATACTTATGTCAATTGATAAAGTAAACGATTTGGATTTGCAGAAAGACGAAAACGGAAACTACCTTTTGCCTACATGGATTACCAATGCTAACAAGACGTTGAAAAACATACCAATTATCGAAACAGAATATTTGACAGAAAAAGAAGTATTGATTGGGGACTTCACGAAAGCAACTTTCAACTTTGTTAAAAATATCGAGTTTGAAATAGGATGGATTAACGATGACTTTCAGAAAAACCGCTATGCTATCCGTGGCGAGTTTTATGGGATGCAATTTGTGAAAGCACACAAAAATAATTTCGTTAAAATAAGTGATATTGAAGCTGCTAAAACTGCAATCACAGCCGTATAAAAATAATGTGAGCGTTGGAATATACGCTCACTAATTTATAAACATAAAAAAATTAAAACAAAAATAGGAAGTACAGTCAATTGGAAAGGGACTACAGCTGACACTACAATTATAGTTAGTAATGCAACGGAAAACCGATTTAGTTTATATAAATATACATTGACTGGAACAGGAACTGGTACTACTACAGTTGCTAATCAAGTACTAAAACTTTATTTAGAATGAAAACAGTTTATTTCTTAAAAGACCACTGCAAACACAAAAAAGGCGAAACAGTTACTTTCTTAGTTGATAATCATGCGGAAAGCTTAATCGCAAACGGCGTGGCAACTGATATGATTGATACAGCGGAAAAGCCTAAAAAAACCGTTAAAAACTAAATTAAGGGCGGTCTATTGGCTGCCCTTTTTTAATAAAAATAAAATGGAAAACTTAATCACACCTGCATATTTTCACGGATTAATCGAGTTACCCGATTCGCAAGTTAGCGCAGAACTTAATACGCCATCAGGCGAGGCAGTTGCTTATCAAAATGATAAGCTAATGGTTAACATTGCAAAATATCAAAAAAAATTACTTGTTAAATTGTTTGGTTCGGAAGTAGTGCCTGACGAAGTAGCATCTTTATTGGTTGATGAAACAACGCTTACAAGTCCAATAGCTAATTATGTATTCTGCAATGTAATAAAAGACTATCAAAGTACTTCTACAATGCAAGGAGAGCAAATACAGTCTGCTGAAAATACTATTCATATATCATATAAAAACAAGCAAGATGAAGCGTGGAATGATATGGTCGAAATGCTTGGTGAAATTCGCGAAGTACTTTATAATGCCGGCAAAGATTTTGACTATCCGACTGACTATTATAGCGAAATATATAAGTTAAGTTACTTCTTATGATAATCACACAAAAAACAAAGCTTAAAGAAATAGTCAATATATTACCAATTGCACAACTGGCTGGAACTGATTTACTCCTTGAATGTTCAAAATTTGCAATGCCTAAAGAAATTCAAGGCATAAAGCCAATGAAACATAGTGCAATAACAATATTACAGCAGTCTTGGATATGGGATATTAAAGACACAAAAGATTTGTTACTGGCTTATGTAGAGATATTTTTCGGTGTAAAAGAAAAACAAGAAGAGTGGCTAAAGAAAAGCCCATTAATAGATTTTTATCGGTTCGCTTGGGAAGTTAAAGAACAATCTTTGCGCTATGCTGATGCATTTGCCGAAATAAAAGTCGAGCTTACCGAAGACGAGAAAAAAGCAGGGTTTGGAGACAAAGACGAAAACGGACTTACTAACATGGTTTTGTCAATGTCAAACAAAAAAGG